AGCTATCCGGACATCGCGCAGGAGATCTGCACGAACGTCGAGGCGGCCAGGCTTATCGGGTCGCGAGCGGTGAGGAAGATTCGCGAGCACTTCGGCGAGACTCGGGAAGTCGTTCCACGAGGTCCGGTCCAGGTGGACACGCAGCGGTTGACGGAGACCGCGCGGGTTCAGGCTGCCGAAGCGGCACGGCTCCTGCAAGGCGAGAAGCTGACTTGGTTGCAGCTCGGCGAGCGGATGGGGAAGTCATCCCGGACGGTCGCTCTCTACCTGGCCAACGCTCGCGCTCTGGGGCTCATGGGTTGATCGCATCCTCGCCTGAACCGCCGTCGCCCTTCCCTTGGGCGGCGGCGGTTCTTCGTGCTACCGGTGCATGTCCGTTGATCTTGTTCGGGCGCGGAGTGTGCGTGTTCGGTTGCAAGGGGTGGATGTCCGGCGACTGTTCGGGTGTTCGTTGATCTTGTCCGGCGTGTCCGGTCGGGTGTTCGGTCACGCTGTGTCGATGTCCGGCGTGTCCGATGATCTCGTCCGGTCCGTGTTCGTAAGGTGTCCGGCACGTGTTCACTCCTTACGAACACCGTCGAATCCCTTAAGGAAAAAGAGGCGACCGCGCCGCATGTCCGGCGAACGCGGAGCCCGACTACTCCCCGTGAAGCGGGCCGGTGCCGCCGTCGCCGGAGTTAACTGAGGTCCCCGCAGGACCTCACTCGGGTTAGGTTCCTAACTCCACGCTTCCCGGCGCCGGGAAGCGGTACGGCCTGCGGCGAGTTAGCCGAGTTAGGCCAGGGAGGGAGTTAAGCCGCCCTGGCAAATCGCGCACATGCGCGCGATTTCGAGGGCCTGCCGGCGACCTAACTCGCCTCCCTGAGGGGGAGGTTGCCTGCTCACCGCGGGGGAGTTGGCCAGGGAGGCGGATGGGGAGTTCTCCCTGCCTCCCTGCCGCCTCCCCGGCTCGTTCCCTGCCCTCTGGAGGGCTCCCAACGCGTGGGCGGGCACGTGCACATGTGCACCCGCGCGTGACAACCTTCGTTGTCGGCGCCCGATCTTCATGTTCATCTTCACCTGCCGAGCATGTGAACTTCGGGGCCTCCAACGCGCGCCGCGCGGACGCGGACGCGCGCAGACGCGCGTGACAACTTCAATCGTCGGCGACGGGCCGTTCAACGCGCGGACGCGTTACGTAACGCGCACGCCCACGTAACGCGCGCGCGTGACGACTTCAGTCGTCGGCGTCGCCAGGGTCGACAAGGGCGTACACTCGCGCGCCCGCATGCGCATGCATGGGCATGTACCCGCGCGTTGGGTCGGGGCAGGAGCCGCTAGGAAGGCGCTAGACCTAGCGCCGCACCCGCGAGACCTAGCGGCACGGCCAGCGCCGCGTTCGCCGCTCCACGTGGCACCTAGCGGTCTAGCGCGGGTGCCACGGTCAGCCCTGCTCGACGACGAACACCCCTTTTTGCGGCAACACCCGCACGGTGCCTTGTTCCTTGAGCGCCTTCACGGCCCTGCGGATCGTGCCGACAGACACGCCGAGCTCGTCGGCCAGGCGCCGCTCTGCGGGGATCGGCATGCCCGGCTGGTACTGGCCTGCCTCGATACGGCGTTTGATCTCGGCCGCAACCTGCTCCCAGGCGTACGCGTCGGGGCGAATCTCCATGCACTGCACGCTACTGAGCTGCAGTGATGCATCCTCCAGCGGGTTGCAGTGCACTGCAGTAGTAAGCAGAGGTAGCAGCGTGTAGCAGATGAGTGCAGACTTGATGCCGACATAGATCGGGCCCGACCAAGCGCGGGAACGCTGGACGGGCCCTATCGGACGATGGAGGTCCGACTTGATGGCCAAGCCTACGGGCGAACCGCCTCGAAAGCCTGACGACCCTGAGACCATCCGCCAGGCACAGGAGCGCGTCAGGCAGGTGCTCGCCGACGCAGAGGGCGTCTCCTACGCCTACTGCGCACCCTGCGGCGCCCTGATCATGCACGTCTTCACGCTGATCGACGGCTGGCGCTGGTTCGCTGTCCTTGGCCAGGGCGACACGCCCGCGCCGCAGTGCCCGAAGGTCGCCGGGCCGAACGGCATCGGCCACGGACCACACCTGCCGCGCGCTGCCGAGATCCCGTTCCGGACGGGCGACCCGACGTGACCACGACCACCACGCTACGGGTGCCGTACATCACCGCTTACAGCGAAGAGATGACCCCCCACCCGCTCGAGTTCGCCACGCATCAAGGGGCGACGGACGGCATCCGCCTCAGCTACGCCGACCCGATCCCGCAGGACTGGCAGCTCGGCGTCCTGTGGGCACGGCAGGGACTACACCGCCAGGGTCGACCGGAGTGGAAGATCGTCAACACGCTTCGGCAGCGACGTTGCATGCTGCGTCTGCTCTGCCAGGTGTGCGGCCTGTCCGCGGACGACGACGGCCGGACCTTCTGGGTTCTCGCCGATGATCCCGGCGACACCTCGACGGGCGCCGGCTACACGAACGCGCCCCCGACATGCCGGACCTGCATCCCCGAGGCGATCTCTGCCTGTCCGCGGCTGCGTCGGGGCGCGGCCATCTACACCGTGGGCGGCGCCGAACCGTACGGCGTCCTCGCGGACATCCTGCGGCCGGACGGCCGCCGACCCGTCGAGGTCGAACGGAACATCGCCATCCCGCTCGACTCCTTCCACCAGCTGGAATACGCACTCGCCAAACAGCTCCTGGTCGTCCTCGACGACCTGCAGCCCGCCCCGCTCCAGGGCCGGCCGAGCTGCTCGCCGTAGGAGAGATCCGCCCCCTTAGACAGGCCCGGTGTTCGCGGCAGACCGGCCCACCGGGTCTCGGCCCCCGTCCCACGCTGGAGGGCAACGGACGGGGGCCACTCTCCCGCGCGTGCGCGCGTAGGTATGTCCCGAAACTCCAGAAACTCTCACGCACGCGCGTGTAGATGCCTCGCAAAAGTCAGGCGAACCCGTACACGCGCCCGGTGCGCTTCTTCTTCGGCTCGTCGAGCTTGCCCGACTCGACCACCTCATGCCGTGCCAGATCGGCCAGGACCGATGCCGCCCACCCGTCGACCTTCCGCTTGGAGCCGCGGGCTTCCTTCCCGAAGGACACGCCGTACCGGTTCGGCCGGCGACGGGCGTTCAACGCGTGAGCACGCAACCGCAGCTCCCCCGTGTGCTTGACCAGCCCGTCGCGGACCGCGGCAACCAGCCGCTCATTGGCCAGCGTGGATGCCTGGTGACGGCCGCGCATGTCCCACCCGACCGGCGAGTCCGTCGAGGCCGACACCAGCAGACTCTCCCGGAAGTCCACAGACCACGTGTCGATGTAGGACTGCCACAACTCGACGTCAGCGAAGAACGCCACCACGTTGTACGCGTCGAATGCCAGCCTCACCATGTCGTTGACCGCCTCGCGGTCCACCTGCCAGCCCTTGTCATGCGGCGGCTCCGGGCACTCCCAGATGCCGAGCGGCTGCAGCAGGCGGTCCGAGACGCGCACCGCCACCAGGGCGGTAGCGTCGTCGCTCTTACCGCCGTCAAACCCCAGCGCGATCGTGTCGCCTGCCTGGAGCCGTTCAGGGCTCTCGCATGCGTCCCACTCGTGAGCGGCGATCAGGGAGTCTTCAGCCACGCTGACCTCATTCAGGTAGAACCTGCGGGCGTCGGACGGGTGCGTGTTCACGTCGTACACCTCCGCCACGAGCCGATCTATGTTGATCCACGGGCTGTCCGCGTACAGGGCGGCCAGGCCGGCGCGCAGCTGCGTCTCGTCGGCCAGGTCCGCCACAACCGCCTTCGGGTGGAAGCGCATCAACCCGCCGTCCACCGCGCCGCCAGAAGCGATCAGGTCGGCGTACGCGGCCGTCTCCTCCGCCACCGAATCCTCACCAGGGCGCCAACAGTTCGTCGTCTCCAACGAGCGTCCGCCCGTCTTCCCCAGATTGCGGCGCAACGTGGCGGCCAGGCGGCTGCCATGGTTGGCGCGCGTCCACAGGTGCGGCTCGTCAAGGATCGCGGCCGTCAACCGCTGCCCCTCCCTCGACGGCGCCGACGCCGTCACCGGCTCAAGCTTGCCCACCCGAGACCGGACCCGAGTCAACCCCAAGTCGAGCGCCTCGACCTCGTCGACCGCGCGCCCGTTGCCGAGCATGGACAGCACCAGCGACATTGTGTTGTACGCCTGATCCTGGCTGACCGCGGCCAGCTGCACATGCGGCGACGGGTGCGGCCTGCCGACCGCCTCGCCGGCCGAGTCGAACCCGTCGAACACCACCGGACCGGCCAACTCAACACACGACACCGCGGCGGCCATCGGCGACTTGCCGGCCCCCTTCGGCAACACCACCTGACCGCGCCGAAACAGCCACGCCCCCGTCTGGTCGACGGCGTACCACCAGAGAATCAGGCGCGCCTGAGAGTCCGTCCACTGCCACGGCTCGCCGGCGCCGTCCCCATCCGGTTGGGCGAGCATCTCCGAACCCCAGTCGAGCACGTCGTACCCGACAGAGCGGATGCCGTACGCGTCCGGTTTGCCTTCCGGAAGCCCGTCAGCGGACACAGGAAGCGCGATCACGCCGACACCCCAGCCGAGCCCCAGCGGGCACGCGCCGCGGCCCTGGCCGATTCAGAGCGCTTCGACGACTTCGGCCGGCTGTCCGCCACCTCATCCGGCAGGCCGAGCTTGCCGTACAGGGTCGTCAGCAACGCCCGATGCTTCGGCAGCTCCGACACCAGCGGCGCCGCCACCGGCTGACCCGTCGACCCCTTCACCTCGACCGGCTGACCCTGCCGAGCCTCGACCATCTCGGCGATCAGGTCCTCCTCCTGGCACGCATGGAAGAGGATGCGGAGCTTATGCGGAGGAAGCGGACCAAGCGCCGTGATGTCCTCCCAGATCCCAGCCCCAACAGGGCCTAGACCAGCGGGAACGGTCGGTTTCTTCGTCATCTGACACCACCCTAAAAACGCGAGATCGGGCACGCATGGCCAGGCACGCTAAGTCGGACCGGGCGGGGAAGGGATTTGATCAAGGGGTCGCCCCCCTGGTCCTTTGCCTGCGCTTGCTGAGCTTGATCTCTTGGAGCCGTTCGTACTGCGTCCGGTCGATGCCGTGTGCGGTGGCCCATGCGTCTTGTGCCTGCCGCCATTGCTCGCGTCTTCTGA